AAGGTTCTAAAACTTTTAGAATCTGGTAAAAATATCACTTGGAAAACTCTAAGAACCAAGTTTGATTTAAGTTCCCCAAGAGCAATGATTGATACACTCAGAAATGAGGGTAACTGCATTTATCAAAACACGGTAAATGGAAAAACTGCATACCGTCTTGGTGAACCATCGAAAGGTATTATTGCCGCTGGACTTAAAGCTCTAGAAGGTGATTACTCTTACGAAACTCGTTACCAACAGTAATCGTTTTATGGGTGGGGGTTCATCCCCCACTCCCACTATAGGATGTAAATTGTGAAAACAAAGATTGACTACAAATATTCGGAAGGCCGTATTCTTGAAGAGTTGAAAGAATACATTGACGGCACATACAACCAACACTATTCCCATAACAAATTTCAAGCAACAGAATTCATCATGGACTCGGGCCATGGCGAAGGTTTCTGTATCGGTAATATTTTGAAATATTCACAACGATATGGAAAGAAGGACGGCAAGAACAGAAATGACTTGCTCAAAGTGATCCATTATGGTATAATGGCTCTACATAATCATGATACTCAGGAGAAGTAGATAATGAAACTTAGTAATGATACACGAGATGTTCTAAAGAATTTCTCATCCATCAACCAGAACCTTCTGGTAAAGAATGGAAATGTGATAAACACAATGTCTGCGATGAAAAACATCGTGGCAAAGGCATCTATTCCAGACACCTTTGATAACGAATTTGCCATCTATGATTTGAACGAATTCTTATCTGCACTGTCACTATTCAAAGAACCAACATTGGACTTTGGTGACAAGGCAGTAAAACTTAAAGAAGAAGGCGGTGGTAGTTCTGTAAACTACTTCTTCAGTGACCCTTCTGTTGTCACCACACCAAAGACTGAAATCCAAATGCCATCTGTTGATGTAGAGTTTACATTTACTCAAGATACATTCAATCAGATTCTCAAGGCATCTGCCGTTCTTGGTGTTCCTGATGTGGTTCTTAAAGGAACTGCTGGTGGTGATATCAGTCTGACTGTAACTGATCGTAAGAATGAAACTTCTAACGATTTTGCAATCACTGTTGGTGAAAACGCACCATCTGATTTCACATACTTTTTCAAGGTTGAAAATCTAAAACTATTGTCTGGTAATTACAAAGTAGAAGTATCATCAAAAGGTATCTCTCACTTTACAAATGTAAACAAACCAGTTGAATATTTTATCGCCCTTGAAGCTTCGTAATGTATCATATACTTTACATTAACCCAGTTAATGTATCATATGTAAAACATTCTTAACAAGCAAGGAGTATATTATGAATGATGTGATGCTTTGGGTGGAGAAATATCGTCCATCCAAAATCAGTGAGGCTATTCTTACTGATGATTTGAAAAAGACTTTCCAGACCTTTGTAGATGAGGGGTATATCCCTAACCTACTATTGTCAGGTGGGCCTGGTGTAGGTAAGACCACAGTTGCCAAAGCAATGCTTGAGGAACTGGGCGCTACTTACATGATGATTAACGGTTCTGAAGAATCAGGTATTGATGTTCTCAGAAACAAGATTAAGAACTTTGCGTCTACTGTCTCTATGGATGGACAACGCAAGTTTGTTATCTTGGATGAGGCAGACTATCTGAATCCACAATCCACACAACCTGCTCTGCGTGGGTTCATTGAAGAGTTCCATAAGAACTGTGGATTTATTCTTACCTGTAACTTCAAGAACCGTATCATCGAACCTCTTCACAGTCGGTGTTCTGTGGTTGAATTTAAGATACCAACTACTGATAAACCTAAACTCGCTGGACAGTTCTTCAAAAGAGTGCAAGACATTCTTAATACTGAAGGTGTTCAGTATGAACCGAAGGCTGTCGCTGGTGTTGTGGAGAAACACTTTCCAGATTGGCGTAGAGTTCTAAATGAACTACAGCGTTACTCTGCTTCTGGTATGATTGACACTGGTATTCTTGTCAATATCTCAGAGACAAATATGAAGGACTTGACTACTTTCATCAAAGAGAAAGACTTCAAGTCTATTCGTAAATGGGTTGCAAACAATCTAGATAACGACCCTTCTCGTGCGTATCGTAAAATCTATGACGCACTTTATGATGATATCGAACCACAAACTGTGCCTCACTTGGTTCTTGCAGTTGCAGACTATCAATACAAGTCTGCGTTTGTTGCCGACCAAGAAATCAACATGCTCGCATTCATGATTGAGATTATGACACAGGTGAAGTTCAAATGAGTTATGAATTAAAAGACTATCTTAACTCTATCAATCAAACCAAAGACAATCTAATGGATGGGGACGACCCCATGTGGGAGAAGAAGTATTCTCCCTATATCATTAATAAGTGCCTTGCACCATTTAATGATACCATTATGTTTGTCAACGAAATCAATCAACGCCACCACTTGGACTCCAAGTTACAATATGACTTTTTACTAAATACTATTAGGTCTAAGAAACGATATGCGCCTTGGGTAAAGGCAAGTAAAATAAAAGACCTTGAGTATGTAAAAGAGTATTATGGATATAGTAATGAAAAGGCCAAGGCTGCTCTTGCGATACTAAACAATGAACAGATAATCGCTATCAAAGATAGTTTGAATAAAGGTGGAAGAAAATGAATGAATTTGCGTGGCAGCCCGAAAGGATGCTGGAAGTAAAACTAAAAGAACCAGACGACTTCCTAAAGGTTCGTGAGACACTATCTCGTATTGGAGTGGCATCTCGTAAAGAAAGAAAATTATATCAGTCGTGTCATATCCTACACAAACAAGGTAAATATTTTATTGTTCACTTTAAAGAGTTATTCGCTCTAGACGGTAAAGACACAAACATAACAGAAAACGATATCTCTCGCAGAAACTCTATCGCCGCACTACTAGGTGATTGGGGACTTGTTGAAATTGTGGGGGACTCAGAACCCAAAGCACCACTATCACAAATTAAAGTAATTTCTTTTAAAGAGAAAAATGAGTGGGATTTGGAGACTAAGTATAATATCGGTAAGAAGAGAGAACAATAGGTGACAGTATCTTTTTCTAACTTCATTACAGAAGAACCAAAAGAAGAGAAATACAAACTACTCATTCTTTCGCATGACGACCCTCTTGACCCTAACGAGACTGGGCCAATGATTCGTAAGACTGCGAAGAGTATGGGTATTGAAGTATTCCTTGCAGAATTTTCTGGTTCTTATATGGAGCCGGATGGAGATGATATGTTGGTTTACTCTTTTCCTGTTGGGGAAGATGGTAAAGCAGAACTGCCTACTATGAAGGCAGATGCGAAATATGAAGAACCCTTTAGAATAAACCCTAAAGACACACTTGTAATGGCTCGGGGATTGGGTTCGACTGTTAAACTTGGAAACCGCTCTTGGTGGGTAACTATCAATAATCTAGAAGAACACGGTTACACTGTAATTAATTCTACAAAATGTCATGACATTTGTGGAGACAAGTGGTATAATCAAGTTGTCTTTAACAGAGAAGAATTTAATACACCAAAAACTGTTTTGGTGAGACATGCAGAAGGAGCGCCTGCCGCCTCTGAAAAACTTGGTAACAAGTTCCCTATGATTCTGAAAACATCTACAGGTTCTAGGGGTGTTGGAGTTATGTGGGTTGAGAGTTTGAAATCTCTTCACAGTATTATCCAACTACTTTACAGAGAAGATGAATATGTGGACATTCTTCTGCAAGAATATATAAAGACTGATTATGATGTAAGAGTCATTGTTGTCGCTGGACAAATACTTGGTGCAATGAAACGCCCTGTAATTAGTGATGACTTCAGAAGTAATGTGTCTCAGGGTTCTGAACCAGAGATACATGAGTTGACTGAATTGGAAAAGGAAGAATCCATTCGGGCAGCGAAAGCAGTGGATGGTATGATTGTTGGAGTAGACTTCATTCCATCTAAAAATAGAGATAAAGATAGACCCTATATGATTGAGGTAAACTCTACACCAGGCCTGATGGGTATCGAAGCAGTTTACAAAGACGCTGCATCAAAGCCTCTCATCAAAGACCAGAAGAGAAGTATCTCAAAGGAAATCTTATCTATCTTTATGAATAGAAACAATTGGAAACTTGGAGATAATGATGACACTACTTGATGCAATCCGACATCACAATGAAGGAAAGATTTCCCTTCACAAGGCAAACATTGCCGTTTACCTAAAGAACCCTGCTGGTATTGGAGAACACTCTGATATTGCAGAGGCCGTAGAAGAAGAATTAAAGAAAATCGCAGAAGCACAGGATATCATCGACATGATTGACAAACACTTCACTGGCGATGAACAAATGCCCCTTTTCTCTTGACATTTCCCCTTAATGGTGGTATCTTTATATTATGCGATTTTATACACATGTTGCCCAGTGGGGCAACCAATTACTAGTTCGTGCAGTAGAGAATGGTGTTCGTAGTAACTTCAAGGTTAAATACGAGCCCACTCTCTTTGTGCCTGTGCAGAAGGAAACTGGCTGGAAAACCCTAGAGGGTAAGAATGTCAATCCAATGAAGTTCCTCTCTATCAAAGAGGCAAAGGACTTTGTTGCACAATACGAAAGTCAACCACACCTTGTGTATGGTATGACACAGTTCCCCTACACCTACATCTCAGAAAAGTATCCACAACAGATTCAGTTCGACTCTTCACAAATGAAGATTGTCACGATTGATATTGAGGTGGAGTGTGAGAATGGTTTTCCTTTCGCAGACCAGGCCATCGAACCTATGTTGTCTATTACTGTGAAGGATCACAACGCAGGCAAGATACTTGTTTGGGGATTGCATCCATATCACACATCTCGTGATGATGTGGAGTATATCCAATGTCAAACTGAACGAGAACTTCTTGCACAGTTCCTTGCATGGTGGGAGTCTGACTATCCAGACATCATCACTGGTTGGAACACAGAATTCTTTGATATTCCTTATATCTGTAATCGCATCAAGTCTGTTATGGGCGAAGATGCCATGAAGAGACTTTCGCCTTGGGGTGTTGTCAACTCTCGTCATGTCAATTCTGGTTACGGTAAAAAGGATATGGTGTATGATATTCTTGGGGTTCAAGATTTGGATTATCTTCAACTCTATCGTAAGTTTACATACACAAACCAAGAGTCTTATCGACTCGACCATATTGCCTTTGTCGAACTTGGTGAACGCAAGGATGAGAATCCTTATGAGACTTTTCGACAGTGGTATACTGAAGACTATCAATCTTTTATTGACTACAACATCACCGATGTGGAACTCGTAGACAGACTTGATGACAAGATGAAACTTATCGACTTGTTGTTGACTATGACATACGAGGCTAAAGTAAATATGACTGACTCATTCACTTCTGTGAAATATTGGGATGTTCTTATTTACAACCATCTTCTCAAACGCAAGATTGTCATTCCACAAAAGATGGGACACAAATCTAAGGGTGAGAAGTATGTTGGTGCATATGTGAAAGAGCCACAGGTTGGACAACACAAGTGGGTTATGTCTTTTGACTTGAACTCTCTATATCCACACCTTATTATGCAATACAACATTTCCCCAGAAACATTGTCTGATGATGTTGTTGGTGGGATTGATGTGGATGCATTGTTGGGTGGTAGAAAGGTTTCTGTTCCATCGAATGTAACCTTTACTCCTAATGGTGCAATCTTCAGTAAAGACAAACAGGGCTTCCTGCCTGAGATGATGCAGACGATGTATAATGATCGAACTGTATATAAGAAGAAGATGTTGGATGCAAAACAAAAGTATGAAGATACGAAGGACGCTAAATATCTAAAAGATGTTTCTCGTTTCAACAACATCCAAATGGCAAGGAAGATTTCATTGAACTCAGCATATGGTGCGATTGGTAATGAATGGTTTCGTTATTACGACTTGCGAATTGCAGAAGGTATCACTACCTCTGGACAACTTGCAATTCGTTGGATTGAGAAGTCACTCAATATCTATCTCAACAAACTGCTGAAGACTACAGGAGTAGATTATGTTATTGCGTCAGATACGGATTCAGTATACATTACTTTTGACAAGCTTGTTGATAAGTGCTGTCAAAAGGGAGAGAACCAATCGGAGAGTTCATATCGTGAGTGGGTGGTGGACTTCCTTGACAGAGTTGCTCAAGAGAAAATTGAACCTTTTATTGATGAGAGTTATCAAGCTCTTGCTTCGTATGTAAACGCATACGAACAGAAAATGCAAATGGCTCGTGAGGCGATTGCCGACAAGGGTATCTGGACTGCAAAGAAAAGATACATCTTGAATGTCTATGACATGGAAGGTGTTCGTTTCAAAGAACCAACTCTGAAGATTATGGGTATCGAGGCTGTCAAGTCTTCTACCCCTGCCCCTTGTCGTGACAAGATTAAAGAGGCACTGAAGATTATCATGTCTGGTAATGAGAAGGATGTAAACAACTTCATCCAAGAGTTTCGTGAAGAGTTCATGAAACTTCCCCCAGAAGATATTGCATTCCCTCGTTCTGTAAATGGTTTGAGAAACTGGAGTGACAGTTCTAACATCTTTATGAAGGGGACGCCTATGCACTGCAAGGGCGCTCTCTTATACAACCACTTTGTTCGTGAACAGAAGTTGATTAACAAGTATCCACTCATTCAAGAGGGTGACAAGATTAAGTTCCTTAACATGAGGACACCTAATCGTATGCAGTCGAATGTGATTTCGTTTATCACCAAGTTACCAAAAGAACTTGACATTCACTCTCATTTGGACTATGATACACAATTCGACAAGGCTTTTGTTGAACCGCTGACTTTTATCATGAATCAGATTGGTTGGAAGATTGACCGTTCCTACGGAACACAAATGACATTGGAGGACTTTTTCGCATGACATATACACCATACACAATGAAAGATGTTCATGATGCCTCTTCACAAAACAAATTCCAAGTAATCTCTACTTTTGCTGGTGGTGGTGGTTCATCCACAGGATACAGACTTGCAGGCGGTAAGATACTTTGTATCAATGAGTTTGTAGAAGAAGCACAGAACACATATAAAGAAAATTATCCAGATACCCCAATCCTGCCTGGAGATATTAAAGGACTAACAGGTAAGGATTTCTTAGACTTAGTTGGGTTGAAGGAAGGTGAACTAGACATTCTTGATGGTTCGCCTCCTTGTTCTGCATTTTCAGTTGCAGGCAAACTTTCCCACTCAAAGGATGGTAAACACTCTGATGGGTGGGGACAGACTAAAGTTTACTCAGACGGTAAGATTGTTGAGAATATCGAAGACTTGTTCTTTGAGTTCTTGCGTGTTGCAGATGAGATTCGTCCTAAAGTTATTGTTGCCGAGAATGTAAAAGGACTTACTATCGGTGAGGCCAAACAATATTATAATAAAATCACAAATGGGTTTGAAGATATTGGATATGAAGTTGTATCTCAAGTTCTAGACAGTCGTTACTTTGGTGTATCACAAACTAGAACTCGTGTGATTTTCATTGCAATTCGTAATGACATCATGGATAAAGTTGGACTCAACTTTATGACACTATCTCGTGTATTTCCAGAACCAGACAGAAGTGTTATCCCACTAAAGGATGCACTTGTTGGTTTGGAATACGATGCAGAAGAAGTCAAGTATTTGACTGACAAATGGACTAACACTGCATATTACAAGAACACAGTTATTAATATGCCCCTTAACCCAGACAAGGTTCTAACAGGGATGGACTATCATCCTAAAGGACATCACTTCAATGTGAAAAGAGTATCACAGTTTCAACCTGCCCCTACCCTAACTGCGATGGGTAGTGCAGATACAACTGCTGGTGCATGTCACTGGAGTGAGGCTCGCAAGTTGACATTAGGTGAATTAAAGCGTATAATGTCACTACCTGATGATTTCTCTCTAACAGGGAAATGGAATCAAAAGGCAGAGCGTATTGGTAGAATGGTGCCTCCTCTTATGATGAAGAGGATTGCAGATTCGGTATATGAAAATGTTATTAAGGAGTATAAGAATGGCTGATTTTACATTTGCACACAGAGAAGAGGGATTTGATGAACACATTGAACATTCAATTCGTGGTTATGGACATCTACTCAAAGATGTGATTGCATACTCTCGTTATTTCGTAGAGGATGATACAGATGTAGTTGACATTGGTTGCTCCACAGGTAAACTCACTCAGGCAATTCTAGAGGAGAACCAAGACCATTGTTACAACGCAAATTATGTGGGTGTAGAGATTGCAGAAGGTTTCTATAAGGATTTGGACAAACGACACACAAATGTGACACTTACAAATCCATGGGCCAATGTTGAGTTTGTCAAAGATGATATCCGTAACTTTGAGTTCAATAATTGTTCCCTTGTTACATCAATCTTCACGCTTCAGTTTATGCCACCTCGACATCGTAAGGATGTTTTGTCCAAAATCTATAATGGACTAAATGATGGTGGTGCTTTTATTTTTGCAGAGAAGACGGTTTGTGAAGACCCTCGTATGCAAGATATGATTACTTTCAATTACTATGATTACAAAAGAGACAACTTTACAACAGAAGACATTATGGACAAAGAGAGAACCTTGCGTCATATGATGAAACCTAATACATGGAGTGAAATTCTACATAATCTCTATGTGGCTGGGTTTGACGAATATAAGGTTCAACCTTTCTGGCGTAATCATACCTTTGTTGGTGCAATTGCAATCAAATAACTTATTGACAATTGTAGACTTTTTTGATATAGTAACACACAAACTTATGGAGCAAAACTATGATTGATGAAAATCTTCTTACCGATTACACTCGTTTCGTGGATGAGGTTACTA